TTTAATTCCCTTGTCTAAGATTCGCCGGACGAAACTCGCAATACTGTCCGCTGCGCCAGTCGATTGCGTAGCATTGCGGGACATGTGGATCCGGCAGGGCGTGGCGCACGCCTGGCTCATGGTGCGGAGAGCCCTGGTATAGCGACCCGCCAATGATGACGATGATTGCGCACCACGCCATTACCAGCCACCATGGGGACCAGTTCGGCAGCGGGGCGTGGTAGTGGTGCATTAACCAAGCTCCTTGGCGCGTATCGCGCTGTCGATGATGTCTTGCAGGTCTTGCGCGTTGTCTTTGTGTCCGCGATGCCCGCATTGTAGCGCCTTTTTGATAAGGTGCTGTAGTGCCGGGTTGATCACGCCCCAGGCTTGCAGCACGTCGTACACATCAACAGAAACGCCGTGAATTGTCTTGGTGTATTTGCTTGGCGTGATTGATGGCTGCTTGGCGGTTGTTGCATCTTCTTTAAGTGGCAGGCTTCGGCCAATAATCCCACCAAAATTCTTAACACGCTGACGAATGGCTCGAAAATTTCTTCGTGCCTGTTTTCGCCTGTTACTTCGCGGCAAATATCGGCAATAGTTTGCTCTGGCCGCTTTTCTAGAGTGTCGCGCCAGTCGCCGAGGATTTCGCCACGGCACCTGTCACGCCCTTCTCTTGCGTACCCACACCAACCACGCATTGAGCTCCATACGTGATAATTGGCTGCTGGCTCGCTCTCGAACGCCATCCATGCGCCATCTGAATCTTGCGCCATGAATTTTGCTGATTCGCCAAAATCATCCCAGCTCGGCTTGTTCTGCAACTCTGCGCGGCGGGCGAGCCATTGGGACATCTCTACTCGCACACAAGGTTGGATGACAGTGATGCAGTTGCCACTCACTGCGCGATAACCCCCCTTCCAATACACATAGCACCATGGCTGATGGTCGCCAGCTGGCCACACGTGAACATTCCTCGCCAGCCAGTCCAGATCTGTTTCGTTACTCATTGCGTTGTTACTCATCCTCTCCCCCTTCATGCAAAACCCAACCGCCCAGCTCCCGAATAGTCTTGCCTGACTTCTTGGCCAGACAATACTCGATATAGGCCCCCTCAGACTGCTCCCACCCCGGCAGCATCACCAGCTCGTCAGCCACAGCCACCATCGGCAGGCAGATCTGCATGTACTGGCCCTGGCTAAGTCCGTCTGGCAGTGTTGCCGGGTTCAGCACGCTGTGACCCTGATCTGCCAGCTCAGCGGCGACCATATTGAACAGCGGGCGATTGTGGTCTTTGATGCCGGAAATGGGGCCGGCCACGTAGATGATGGTCATTCGTCTTGATCTCCTGATTCTGCCACCTCAACCACCCCAGCCGCAGGTGCTACACCATGACGCCACGCCGGGCAGTTCTGGTCGAGATAGTCGATTGCTTGTTGCTCGTTTTTGTTGCTGTTCGCCTTCACGTAGTCGATCAGGCGCTGCCGATAGATCTCTTGGTCGATGTTTTGTTGTGTCACTTCGCCCCCTTAATCAATCTGGTGATGCCCACATACGGACACTGAGACCGGTAAACCACGTCTCCGCGCTCCCGCTCTATAGTGATGCGGCGGCCAGTCGGTCGAGGCTTTGTTGCGTTGCGCTGGATGACCTCCAGGCGCTCCGGCGACAGGGCGGCGACATAGGCCGCCCGCTGTTGTTGGTATTGCGCCTCGGCGCTGGCAAGGGCTTCTGCGAAGGTCATTTTGCGCCGTCCGGTGATGGGGCGGCGGCGAGCATGGATGCCCAGAAGAAAACCGCATCATCCTCGTCAAACCGTCCTGCATCAATGGACTCACTGATCATTCTCTCCGTCGGCTCCACCGGCACCAACTGCCAGCCTTCTGGCACGACAGGAGTTGGCACCTTGCCGGCCAGCACAGCTGGATCCGCTCCGCGCTGGTGCAGCATCATGGCCAGATTGGATATGTCCTCGAAGTTTCCCGGGTTGCCCTTGCCAATGTGGCCCACCATCAAGTCGGCCAGGAACTCCACGGAGCAGGCGTTGGGGTCGTCCCATCCGCCGCGACCTTTCTCCCGGGCCGCCGCCAGTTTGGACTTCATCGCAGTGGTGAAGCGGTCAACGGCGGCATCATCAGGGTGCTGTTCCGGCACTTGGCCAGCGGAGACTTCATCATCCGGCTTGCCAAGCGCAGTCACGTATTTGCGGGCATCCCGCAGCAGCTCTGCCATTGCCCGCACTTGCGCCTCCAACTCCTCAATGCGCTTTGCCATGCACAGGGGTTTCTGCTCGGTAGTGTGCGGCAAGCATCTGTCGAGCAGACCGCCAATATCCGCACCACACGCCTCCACCCCATTTATTCTAATTTCTGTGCACAGTGGTTCATCATCAAGGATCTGCAGAATCCCAGTTTTCGGCATCCGCTCGGCAAGGCCCTTTGCTTGTTCTTCTGTCAGGCGGTATTGGGCGCCCATGGCGGCCAGTTGTTGCTTGTCGTTCATTCCCAAATCTCCTTGTGTTCGCGCTCAATTCGGCGCATCTCTTGCTGCTCGTCCAGATCCCAGCGGCGCTTTGCGGCATCCATATCTGTCTTGCGCGGCCGGCGGCATGGGTTGGCCAGCTCTTGGTTGCGGCGAGCCTCGGCACTGCGCAGGCGATCGGCGAAGGCTTCGCTGCTGGAGGGGCGGAGTTTGAAGGTCATTCGTCACCTCCAGTTGCTAACTCCCAACTGAAAGACGAGGTTTTCACCCATCCTCCTGCCTCCATGCAGGCATCATGCAGGCTCTTAATCTTGTCGTAGCAGGCACGCTGATTAATCTGTCTGCGCTGTCTGGGTCGGCCTCTCCCCACGGACACCATCTCGTAGATAGGATCCTCGGCTAGATCCTTCTCATAGAGAGCTGTCAGCTCATCCCACGCAGCGACCAGCGGTCCATACTTGGGGAATTTCTCAGCCACCAACGGAAGCGCATCGCGCAGCTCCGGCACGACCTTAAGCAGCCGGTAGCAACGACCAAAGTCGGCTGCGTCACTGGGGGTATCGAAATGCCAGTGACGCTGATCACTGGTGACTCCCATCGCAATGCATGCAATGGTTTTTGACGAGATCCCGGTGTCGCCAGACAGTGCCCAGGCAGCGATCTTGTTGGAGATCTCTGGAGTTAATTTGAAGATCACAATTCCACCCCCTTCTTATCCAACACCACCATGCGGCAGTGGGTCATGCCCATGAGCTGGCGAGCCTGCTCCGGCGTTGCGCCCTGTACGTTGGCGGTTTCAAATCGCCCGGTGCGGCGGTTGGTGCCGCTGATGCGGTAGGTTTTCATTGTGATTTCTCCAGTTCTGCAAGTAGTGCGTCTGCCTGTTGCACAGCTATCTCTGCCGCCATCTGTCTTGTAACGTCAAATTCGTAATCAGAAAGAAGCCCGCTCAGGATGTGCATCGCCATCATTTCGCGCTTGGTTAGACCCTGGCATCCTTCGGTTGTTTCAGTGCCAAGTGGCAATGGCATTGCTGGCAAATCTGCATTCCTCATCACTCTATCTCCTGCGTTGTTGACCCCTTCAATGTAAAACGCCCCGCAATAAATTGCAAGGCGCCTTGTTTATTATTTTAAGGTTTGTTGCCGGCTATCGGTTGAACACCGCGAACCGCTTGCCGATGAAGATGCGGAGCCGAGTGTTGGCCTTGAACCGCGCCGCGCCATGGCGCTTGTGTTCAATGGGCTCTTCCTGCCACGCCTCAAGGTAGGCCCTGGCGTATGCCGTGCACACCTCGGCACGCAAGGATGGAACCAGGGTTCCCAGCTTTGCGGACATCCACTGCGCATCGTCGGGGTGGTAGTGTCTCGGCATCTGCCCCCAGCGCTTGCTGGGTGGCGCTGGCTTCAGTTCATCGGCCATGCTTGGCCACCCACGCCCGCACCATCTCCATGGCACCGGCAGCGCCCAGCGCAACGCCAGTGAACGCCCCGCCACTGGCAGCAGCAATTAGGTAATCGACCTGCTCCTTGCTGATGGATGATAGCGTGTGGTCCCTGCGCTTCATCTCCATCACGATTGGCGGGCACACCGGGATGATCACGTCACTGGCCCCGGTGTTCATCCCCTCTTGCTGGTGCTGATACCCCTGGCGCTTGGTGCGCTTGCCCTCGTTGCGAATGTGGGTGGACACCTTGGCCAGCTCGGGGAACTCGGCACGCAACTGGCAGAAGAAGCTAACCGCCTCGGCCGCCTCCAGTGGGCACTTGCCTCGCCAGTCGGGGTCGCCGTAGAGGGGGATCGCGTTCTTGGATAGAGTGGTGAGGTTCATTTAGCCCCCATTATTATTTTACAAATATTTGGATAAATACGCAGATCGATGTCATCCATGCTGGGCTTAAGCTCTATGGCTAAGTTATTTTTCCTGTCCCTCCACGCCAGATGAGCTTCTAGTGGGTCACGGAAATAACCTATAAAGCTGTTGCCAGATAAATTTTTGCATTGAGCCATGAACATTTCTTTTCTTTTGTCATATGTAACACCAATAGGAAGATTGCCTCGGTTTGCACCGCAATCTAGAGTAAATGTATTCAGCCATACCGGAACATAAAGGCACTCATTTGGGCTGTATTTTTTATTGCCTATGACCAGCAAATCTTTATCTAGAGCCCATCCATCTCGATGGTTTAAAATCCACCATTTACGGAAAGACATGAAACCTAGCCATTCATTACAAACCTCAGCGCCACGATAAGTCGGGTTTCTTTCGTGATATTCTCCACTGTATGCCCTGTATAGCATGGCCGTCCACGCCGAATAGGCGGGGCACATTGTCTTTACTCCATTTATTCTTGGTACCGTCATATAATCGGCATCATTGATGCCAATGCCTACAACCATGTTATTGGATGGATTAGCCTTTCTGAATTTATTTCTCAACAGCTCAGTTAATTGCACTCTGCTCATATAAAACTAACCCCCTTTACCTGAAAACTATAATACCCATTTTGCCCCATTACCTTTTTTACTTTAATCGTTTTTGGTATGGCGCTCCATTCGGCACACTCAGTATATTCATCACCTATTGTTTCAACTTCAAAGCCATTCCTTGTGGCTAATTTGTTGAATATCCAGTGGGCGCCCTTCGTGTGCCAGGCGGTTATGGCTCCGATCTCCGTCTTGTAGACCACCTTCAGGCTGTGCTTGCCTGACGATCCAAGATAGGGCTCATACTTGATATCAAGACAAAGCACATCCTTGGTCTCACCTTCGGCCATGATCCCCGCGACACCCGCTTTCTCCGTCAATTTCTCGTTCGGGTCAACCAGTCGGATCTTGCACTCTGTGCAGTGCCGGGCCGCAATGTCGTTCTCGGCCAGACACTCAGGGCACATCTTGAATGAAAACCGGTGCGTGCATGGGTAGGCAACCCCCTTGATAACCGCCGCCTCTGGATTGCTACAGCGGCGCGAGTAGTGAGCAGGGACAGGCACTTCTTTGCTGTCACAGTCGCCAAAATCGTCTTTGGTGGACGGATCCAGCACCCGTGTCGTCAGCACCATGCCATCCCACTCGCAGGGGTCGCCGTCGGCGTCTGTGGCAACCACTCGCTCGGTGCCGGAAACCAGGAAGTTACCGAACCTGTCATGCGCCAGTCCGGCGTACATCGGATCGTTGCGCCGCTTCTTCATGCTGATGGCGTGGCAGGCCGGGCACTCGACTTGGATCTCTACCGCTTCACCTGATGCCTTGCGGGTCTTTATCTCCGGCGTGAAGATGTCCGACTCCAGCCCGTGGCGCTTGATGTTCTCGGCGTAGTCGAGGATCAAGGCGTCCTGCTTGTCTGGATGCAGACGAAGGCCGCGCCCGATGATTTGCTGAAGCAGACCAGCGGATTCAGTGGCACGAAGGATGGCTACAACATCAACGTGAGGCGAGTCAAAACCTGTGGTTAATGTAGCGACCGAGACTAAATATTTCAGTCGCTTAGCCTTGAACGACTGGATGATGTCCTCGCGCTCTTTCTTCTTCGTGGAGCCGGTAACAACCGCGGACTGGCCATCAGGAAGATAACCGGCGATCTCCTCGGCATGGCTGATGGTGGCAGCGAAGATCATCACCCCCATTCGGCCCACCGACATGCTGACCACCTTTTCGATGATCGTTTTGGTCTTGGTGCTTTTCTCGAACGTCAGTGCCACGGCGGAGGCGTCAAACTTGCCCATCCGGTTGAGCTCAAGCTTGCTGGTGTCGTAATGCTCCCCGGCATCTTCACCGATAACCGGCTTGGTCAGAAAGCCCTGGCTAACCAGCTCACCGGCGGTCACCCGGTAAACCAGGCGAGAGTAATAGGGGTCGATCGCCTTCTCTTCGTCATAGAAAAGCGGCGGGTCGATAGTATGGTCGGCAGCGTAGATGTAGCCGGTCCCCATGCGGTACGGGGTGGCGGTCATGCCTATCACCCGCAACAGCTCGTTAATGCGCTGGCCGCCTAGCTCGTACTCCTGCACCCGCTTGATAAGCTCAAGCATGGTCGGCGTGATGCCGTGCGCCTCGTCCACAATGATGGCGCTGACACCCATGTGAGCGATCTTGTCGATGCTCTTCAGGGCTGTCTGCGGGCTGGCAAAGATCACCTGGTGGCGTAGGCACTTGGAGCCTGCGCTGGCGCAGTAGATGCTTGTCTGGTAGCCGTACGCCTGGAACTTCTCGGCGTTCTGCTCGACCAGCTCCCGGGATGGCGCAATGCACAGCACCCGCTTGTTGGGGGCGGCCTTGGCCATGTAGGCGGCAAGCTCAGCCACGATGAGGCTTTTGCCCGCACCGGTCGCAAGCTCAAGCAGGCAAGGCGACAGACGGCGGCGGATGTGCTCGACCACCGCATCGACGGCCTCTTGTTGGTATGGGCGGAGGGTGAATCCCATTGTGATCTCCTGTGATTTCCCCTGTGAGAGAAAGGCCGCGCTCGGCGGCCTGGGTGTTATTGCACTATTGCCTGGGTGTTAGCTGTTAAAACCCAATATCGCCGTCGCTATCAACCGGCGTCCCTTGGTATTGCTGCTGGCTCTGCGCTACCTGCTGGGCCTGCGCCGCCACCTGCTGGCTGGACTGCTGGCCGACCGGCGGCAGCATCTTTTCGCGCAGATAGCCGAAGCCGCGCACGAAGTTGATCTCCCGTCCGTCATCCTCGGCAACCAGTAGGCCGAACTTGACCCGCATGTGAGCCTTGCCCACCCAGTGATCCTCGATGTTTTCGGTGGTCAACTCAAGGCGGCCATGGCTGAGCGGGAAACCTGCTTGGGCATCCAGCACAGACAGGTTTTTCATGGCCAGGTCGCGCTTGCCGGCGTCCATGTCGTAGACCTTGGCGTTGTAGCGGTACTTCTGGTTGTAGAACTCGCCGGGGGTGGAGATCACGAAGTTGATATAACAGGACTGCACGGCCTTGCCTTCTTCGAACCCGTTAAAGCCACCGGTCACGATTGCGTTCAGCTCGGTGCCTTCTGGGATGATCTTATTCTGACCATCAAAAAAGCCATCGTATTCCAGATCTTCTTGGGAAACCTGATTAAGAAAAAGTCCTGACATTTCATCTCTCCTGCTTGTGGTTTGTTGGCGCTGGTCTGTTTGCTGGCCTGTTTACTGCCTGCTTGGTGCCCGGTGCGCCGTTGACGAAGTGAATTGAACACCATATTAACTTTACATGCAATTGTTTTTTTGTGATGATTGCCACACCAAAACAGAAGGAGCGAAAAATGAACCAGAACACCCAAGCAGAGAAAGTTAAGCGCCGCCCAGGCCGTCCGGCCGGTACCGGTAACTTTTCCAAGGAAAGAATGGAGGAAGACGCCAAGCGCGTGGAGCCAGTCATGGAGCGGGTGCGTGCGGCGATCGACTGCGGCATTCGAGTGTCTGCTATCTGCGATGTAGCCGGCGTCAGCCAGGTGAAGCTGTCTCGGGTCCACCGCCGGATAGGGCGCTACTATGGCAACTGGAAAGAGCACCTGACGTTCACCGACGCCGAGCTTGCCGCTATCAGCAAGGCGATTGACGACATCAAGGCCGCCTTGTAGGGTCATGAACCTGGCCGCGCACAGGGCGGCCAAACACCACGGGAAGGCCGGCAAGCACAGCCGCACACAGCACAGACACGGGAAAAGCACATGACCAACATAAAATTCCCCCTGACCCTCTCATGTGGGTGCAAGGCGCTTTCAAATTGCCGCTGCTGGAGTGAGCGTGGCAACTCTGGCCGGGTTGATGGCGACAGCCCGATCGACCGGGTGTTGCGCGAGTTCAACGGAGCATGGCGCCAGACCCTGGAGAATTACGGATGCCGCCTGCCATCTGGCAGGCACCACGGGCCATGCCCGGTATGCGGGGGCAAGGATCGCTTTCGCTTCGACGACAAGGAAGGCCGGGGGACCTGGTTCTGCAGTCAATGCGATCCCCAGAGCGGCGGCGGCCTGCTGCTGCTGTCCCGGTTCCTGGGCAAGCCCACCATCGAGGTGGCCAATGAACTCCTGGGCAATACCCCCGAGCGCAGCCGGGCGCCGGTGTATCGCTCGTTCGTGAGCGAGGATCAGATCCGCAAGGCAAATCACGAGCAAGCGCGCAAGGGTGCAGAAGCGTTGCTGGCTTCATCCGAGCTGCGTTCGCACCCCTACATGTCAGATCGAGGCCTGGATGGGCAGTGGCTGGTGAACGGTGAACCGATCATGGGAAAGGATAGGGCTATCATCCAGCCTGGTGATCTGCTTCTAGTCCCCGCCTACAAGGCGGAGGGCGATGGTTCAAAACTGGTGAACGTGCAGAAGATCAAGGCCAACAAGGAAAAGCGCCCACTGTTCGGCGGCGACATGGTCGGGGTTTATCACAAGCTGGACGGACACAAAAAGCTGATCGCCATCACCGAGGGGTACGCCACCGGCGTGACCGTCAACCAAGTGACCGGCGCGACCACCTATTGCGCATTCAACACCGGAAACCTTGCCGCGGTGTCGGCCTGGGTTGCTGGCCAGCACCCGGGCGTGCCGGTGGTGTTTTTTGCTGACCATGACGAACACGGCGCGGGCCTGCGTTACGCCAAGGATGCCGCCGCCCCGATCGGCGCAACGGTGGCACTTCCGCCAGAGCTGGGCGACTGGGACGACTACCGGCAGGCCCATGGGGTGGAGGCGACCAAGCTGGCAATGCGCCAGGCCATTGCCGCAGATCGGGAGTCTTGTGGGGTGGCGGTTGCCAAGCCAGAGGCAGCACCAGCACCAACACCAGCACCAGCACCAGCACCAACTATAGCACCGGAGCCCGCGCCAATCATGCCACCCCCCGCGCCGTTCGGCTTCACCCTGCCAGGCATGTCGCCAGCGCCTGCAGCTGCACCCGCCAGCAAGCGCAAGGCCGCCCCAAAGGAAAGCGACCTTCCGCCCGGCATCGACTTCACCGGCATGGACATCGACGCCCCGCCCGGGCTTGCCGGCCGGATCGTGGAGTACATACGCGAAGGGGCCAACCGGCAGTTGAGCGGCGGGGCTTATTCCGCCATGGCGCTGCAGTGCATGGCGATGGCCGGGGCAGGATTGGATGGCCTGGGTGGCACCAAGCTCTCCCTGATCACCCTCACCCTTGGCATGTCGGCGGCGGGCAAGGAGTGGCCGCAGCGGGTGGTCAAGAACCTGCTGGACGCCCACGGCAAGACCGTGTACGGCGACATTCGCTCGGACAAGGACGTCATCAGGAGCGCCATTTATGACAATGGTCACTGCTTCTACGTCGTGGACGAGGCACAGAAAATCCTGTCGTCCAACTCGGGCAGCCAGCAGAACAAGCACATGTCGAACGTGATCAGCACACTGATGGAGCTTTCCACCACATCCTGTTACAAACTGTCACAGTTGCACCGGGACGAGTTTCTGACCCATATCGAAACGGCCCGCGCCAGGGTTGAGAAGGTGATCGAGGCCAAGCGCGAAGCGATGGCTGGCATGAACAAAGACCACGAAGAGGCCCGCATCAAAAAGGCGCAGCTTGAGATCGAACAACTGGAGCGCAAGCTGGCCGACCACGACAAGCGGGCGATCACCGCTCGGGACGGGGTGAAGGATCCATCCTTGCACCTGCTGGCCTACTCAACCCCCCAGAAGCTGGCGGCCATCGTGGACGAGGACAGCATAGAGTCTGGCTTCCTGGGGCGAGCCCTGATCAACGACTGCGGCATAGAGCGGGCGCCGCAGCGTCTGACCATTGCCGACCTCAAGAAGGCGCCAGCCGGCGGCCAGGATATGCAGTTCGAGATGCTGAAGGCGCAGATAGGGCTGATCTGCCAGCTGGCCGACGACGAGAGCAAGCGCAGCGTGGACAACGAGTTCAACGGCTCACCGTTCCGTTACGACATCACGCCAGACGCCGAGCGGGACATGTGCGTCATCCTGCAGCACTACGACCAGCACCACTACCGCAACCATCCTCGCGTGGGAGCCATCTATGCTCGCCTGGTTGAGCGCGTGATGTCGCTGTCGTCCATCATGGCGCTGGGTAACTACAGTTGCGACGGGGCGCGCATCGAGAGCTCATACGTCCGTTACGCGCTCATGCTGGTGCTGCAGAGCCTGGAGCACCTCACCAGCAACCTGAAGATCAACGAGGGCGCCACCGAGGAGACTATCGAGGCCAAGCTGGAGGCAGTGCAGGCAGCCATCCTCAAGATGATCAACATAGACCGCCGCAAGGACGACCAGGACGGCTGGCGCTACGTGAGCGTTATCAAAGCGCAGATGAAGCGCCGCAAGTTCTACCAGCAGATCCAGAAGCAACTGGACGGGGCGAACCAGGATGCCATGCAAAACGCCCTGGCGATGCTCGGCGGCAAGGTGGAGATGGACCCGAGCGGGAAGCAGATCAGGATGAGGAAGTAGGCTGAAAGCAGATAAAGAGAACCCCGCGATTGCGGGGTTTTTTGTTGGGCTATTTTGCCATGTGAGCCTGCAGCGACTGCAGATCTAGAAGCGTGAAGAATCCTCCTATCTGCGGACTCCATCCGGCGGTGTCTATGTGGATCACATTATCAAGCGCAGTTGGCCTAGTCAGCGGTGTATGGCCTACAACAAGAGCGCGAACACCTTCGACGCCACTCATGTCCGACAGCTCGATACGGCGGCGAGACCACATGCAGGCGTTTTTAATGTTCCGCAGGGTGCCGCCCTCGGCGCCGCCCTCCAGCTGCTCAAGTAGGTGTTGCCAGGATGGGAGCGGGCAATCCGCATGGACAAGGCCCACCAGCCCCTCCGGCGTTTCTACCTGGATGGCGATTGGCAAGTCCCGGAACCAGGTGGAGAACTCAGCCTTCTCAGCCGGAAGCAGGCCTTGGAACCAAAGCCCGCCGTTGATCAGCCAGTTGTCGATGTCGCACGTGTCGTGCCGGCACACGTAGTCATCGTGGTTGCCGCGCACGGGGTGGAACCATGGCTTGTCCAGCCACTCCAGTGCCAACTCGCATTCCGGCCCCCGGTCTACCAGATCTCCGACCGAGAACAGACGGTCAGTGGCTGGATTGAAGCCAATCTCATCGAGAGCTTGCTGGAGCAGGGTGAAATGTCCATGAATGTCGCCAACGGCGAAATCGCGGCCACTTTTGTTGATGGGGAATCGCTTAACCAGTTTTGGCTGGCTCATATCTCATCTCTCAGTTGGCCCCAGGATTGGTTTGCAGCAGGCCGCCTGAGTATCGGCTTTTCGGGTGTACATCCCTAGCTGCACGGAAATTATACCATTGCGGGCTTGTTTTTCCATGCATTAATTTACGGACGCCAATCCATCTAGACGTCTGAGGCCGGATTACAAATCTAGCTGTAATGGATTTTTGTGCCCTGTTTTTGTGTGTTTTGCACAAACGTGAATTTGCATATGCACAAGTGAAACCCCAGTAACGGCGCGGCTTTGCTGGCAACTTAGTCATTTATTTGTTTTGTGCATGCTGACCCCCCTCCCCATTTTAATTTCTGTAATGATACCCCC